TTAACCCACATACTTGTGGTAAATATTTTTCTATTTCCAGTAGAACTTGGGTCTCTTTCAAGATATTCAGTATTATCTGCTTCAAACTTCAAAGAGTTATCAATATCATACCCAGTAGATATGCTTCCACGATTAGCTGTGCGTTGTAATACTTCCATAGATTATTAAGTTTGTGCTAAGTTCTGTACTCTTCCAATTTCTTGCCAGACTGAACCGTTGTAACGGAAACTAAAGATGTCTGTCTTGTTAGCTGTAGCAGTCACTGTAGGAGCTGTACTAGCTGCAAATTCAAATACTGTGTTCCAAGCAATTGTTCTTGGTGTAGCACCTTGTGCAAGTTCTACAGAGATTATAGCACCTTCTACTGCGTTACTTGGTGCAGAAAATGTTGTGTTCTCTGTAGTAACGTGATAAGCGTTAGCTGCTGCTGTAGAGTCCCATGCAACTGCATTAGAGCTAGAAGTTAATGCAACTTGTGCAATCCTAGCTGAACCTGAAACAGATATGCTACTTGCAAGTTTGTCACTTGTTACTGCATCATCTACTATTTTAGCAGTTGAAACTGAGCTATCACTTGGAGTTCCTATTGCGACTTCTTCAGCATTATAGGCTGTAATAACTCTACCATTTGCAGGAGCTTCAGAGAACGTTAAAGTAGTTCCCGAAACGCTGTAACTATCGTGTGCTTGAAAACCACCATCAATAAATACCATTAAGTTATTTTCAGTAGATGGTGCTGATGATAATGTAAATCCTGTAGTACTACCATCACCTGCAAAAATATTTGTAGAGAAAGAACCACTTCCACCCCCGATACTTCCCCAAGCATTTGTATAACCTTCAAACTCTCCTGTTGTTGAGTTATATCTAAAGTAACCTGCTGCCGGACTTCCCGGTCTTTGTGCTGTTGTACCTACTGGTACGTGTACAGCATCGGTAGCACTTCCAATGTCTAATGAAACATCAGGAGAAGCATTAAGAATACCTACACGATTATTAGTTGAATCAACTTTTAAAGTGCTTGTATCGACTGTAAGGTCTCCAGAGATTGTACCACTAGAAGCTGTAAGTCCTGCAATAATTAAATCTGCAGCAGCATAACCTGTAGCACCTGTGTTGACCGTAGTAGCTGGTTCTGTTTGCGTATCAGCAAATAATCTAAATGTATTATCTGTTGATGCATCGTAGAATAGACCAGCATATTTTGTTGTGCTTGACTCTACATATTTACCATAAAGTCCAAAGTCTGTAGCGTTACCTGTGTTACCATTAGTAAGCCCTGTGAAGTTATCGTCTGAAACAATAGGACCAGTCTGTGTCGTAGTACCTGTAACTGTTAAGTTTCCTGAAACTACTAAGTCATTAGAGACTGTTAAATCATTTGTAATCGTTACATCGCTTGGTAACCCATAAGTAATTGTACCTGAACTTTCAGAAACATCAACCTCGTTAGAAGTTCCAGCAAATGTTATAGTTCCTCCAAGAGCTATTGCTGTTGTACTTGTTCCTCCGGAAACTGTAATACTTGAGTTTGCAAGTTTTGCATTTGCAATTGACCCAGCTAACTGAGCATTGGTAATAGTACCTGTTAAAGAACTTGTCGGGTAATTCGTTGCATCAGTAAGGTCAAAAGCTGGTGTAGCATCTGAAGCACCTAGTGCTAAAGATATACCACCATATGAAACTGTAGAGTTTGAAAGTTTAGCATTAGCAATACTTCCTGCTAACATTGTATTCGTTACTGTACCACTATCACCTGAACCTACTAAAGTTCCTGCTGATGCTGGTAAAGTTACTGTATGATTACCACTAAATGCTGAATGAGCTGGTGCTTGTAATCTTGCATAATGTGCGTTAGATGATTCACAATAAAAATCTATGTATGATTGTGTACCACCATTTTTAATTGAGATAGCACCTTGTGATATAACTACACCATTTGTAGAACCACCACCAATACCTAAAGATGTTGTAATCTCTGCTGCTGCTGGAATACCTATTGTAACTGCATTGCCTGTAGCAGATGTTTCAATCTCGTTAGATGTACCACCAATAGTTAAAGTTTCACTATCAAGGTCTATGGCTATTGTGCCACTGTCTGTTGTTAAATCTAAATCTTGAGCAGTAACTTGAGAATCTACATAAGCTTTGATAGACTGCTGTGTAGCTAATTGTGTAGCTGAATCAGAAGCCATATTATCTTCATCTAATATTGCAGTACCTGATACGCCTGTATTAATTACAGGGCTTGTAAGTGTTTTGTTTGTTAAGGTTTGAGAGCCTGTCAGTGTAGCAACTGTAGAGTCTATATTAACTGTTACAGTGTTACCTGAACCTACTGTATCTAAACCTGTTCCACCAGCTACTGTGAGAGTCTCTGAGTCGAGGTCAATTGAAAGTGCACCTCCGCTATCTCCTTGAAAATCTAAGTCCTGTGCAGTCACCTGAGAGTCTACATAAGCTTTTATAGATTGTTGGGATGCAATACCTGTAGCACTGTCTGAAGACATATCATCTTCATCAAGAAAAGCTTTGCCATCTAAAAGATTTAATTCTGCTGCAGTTGATGTAACACCATCAAGGATGTTGAGTTCTGCAACTGTTGAAGTAATACCATCAAGAGTATTTATCTCAGCAGCAGTAGCAGTGACCCCATCAAGAATATTTAGTTCGGCTGCTGTGGATGTTACTCCGTCTAATATGTTTAGTTCAGCAGCAGTAGAGGTAATAGCAGTACCATTAAAATTAATAGCATCTAAGTAAGCTGTTCCATCAATGTAAATATCTTTCCATTCTTTTGAAGAGCTTCCTAAGTCATAAGTGTTATCTGTGTTTGGTATAACATTTGAATCAATCTCTGCAGCTAAGTTAATGCTGTCAGTGTCTGCATCACCAAATGTAAGGTTACCGGATATAGTAGCGTTACCTGTGACTGTAAGATTACCACCAACACTTACGTTACCTGTTGTAGTAACTGTATCTGTATAGGTATCTTTAAATCTTAAACTTGTTGTACCTAAATCAACATCACTGTCTGTAACAGGTACAATAGCACCATCGGCTATGTATAACTGTTGTACAGGGTTGCTAGATACTTCTACATAAAACTCAATAAAGTTATTGGTTGTATCTATCAGTACTTTGTTGTTTGGAGAAGTTTCTCCTGCATCACCTATCAGTCCTATAACAGGTCCTTCGGCTGTTGTGCCATCGTGTTTGTGCCCTGTAGAGTTGTGAAAAGCGTTTACGAGTTGGTTAAATTCATTATTAAATAATGCTGCAGTGATTGTATCACCATCTGCAAACGAACTCTGTCTAGTATAACTTGCCATCTTTGTTTATCTCCTGCCTGAAGGTATAAAGTCTACGTAAAGACCATTAATTGTGTATGGAGGTTTTGTATCCTCACTTATAAATGTAAAATTGTTACTGTGTCCACTACCATAAAGTGGTATTCTTGTCAAAGGACTTTCAGCTCCACCAAATACGTTGGTAGCAAATATCGCTTCACCAAATAACGATGGAGGATTAATCACACCTAAATCAAATAGTTCTGGTGGCTGTGGTATATCTGTACTACCAAAGTCAAATCTAACTTGGACATCTGGTTCTACAACACCTTCAGCACTTGAAGAGACTTTAAGGTAGTGTAAAGTTTTTAAAGTTCCTAAATCACCATAGTCATAATCGGGTGTAGCATATCTTGCTAGAATGGCAGTGCCATCAAAAGTATTACCTGAATCGTGTATATACACATAACCTGTAGTAGACCCGTGATAATGCTCTTCAACTCCAATCTCATTAAACCCTGTTCCTATTTCTGTTACTTCTATTCCTCTTGTTTCTGACCATTCAAAACCGTTAGGTCTTAACGTTCCTATGATACCACGTTGCTGATTTGCATTTAGTGTAGTATCTGTATAAAATAATCTATATTGAGACTTGTCTCTGTGTACCATGCTACTAACTGTGTAGCTGTTTATACCGTTTGCAAGGTCTGTAAGTAAAGGCTGTATCTGTTTAGATATTGTTCCTAACTCAACGTCTCCAATCCTTGCAGTACCAGCAACTGTTCTCAGTCCGTCTGGTGCTAAAAAGATAAGGTCACCACCTATCTCTTGAATACTATAACCACTTAAACAGCCTACATTTTCTGCAACAGGTACAATAGCTACAGTTTGTGCATCGTTAATATTTATAAGCTTGTGAATACTATTTTCACAAAATACAAATAAGTCTTCACGGAATCCTCTAATACCTACAACTCTATCTGAGATTGTTACTGACCCTGCTCCAGTTCCACCAAAGTCACTTGGGTCATTATAGACACTATAGTAAACTGTATTTTCACTACCTTCAACACCAGCAGCTATTAAGTGATGGTCGTGTGAAGTTATAAAAGTTGCATACTTAGTACTGTCAACGGTTATCTCTTTACTGTGATATGTTCTTGAACTTAAAGCTCCTGTACCTTCCATTCTAAACATAAAAGGTTTGTTAGCTCCATCAGCAATAACAATATCACCGTAGTCGTGTCCAGCTCCTTCAAACATTGCAAACTGTACTTGTCCTTGTCCAGTTCTAGCTAAAGCACTTTTACCTGTAAACGTACTATAGTTATCACCACTACTGTGTGAAACTTTATTTATTTGTAACCATGTAATTCCATCTTGACTAAAATAAATATCATCACTAATACAAGCAATAACTCCATCAGCGTAAGGTGTAACACCTAATATTGTTCCAGCACTTCCACCGGGAATCGTTGCACTAGCACCACCAAGTTTTTCAAAACCATTGATACGTCTGTATCCACCTTCAATAGAAACTTCAAAGTTACGAAGTTCTCGAGCTGCTCCCGGTGTTTTAAGTAAGTCTATAGAGTTTGCAGACTTTATTAAGCCACCTGTACATGCTACTGTATAAGGTTGTGATGCTGCCATAAATTAAAAGTATCTTCTATCGTCTGTCATTGCACGAGGAGTAGGATTAATTAAATTAGATTTCATACTTCTCATAGCTTTTTTATAATCATCCATAGCAAAAGCTGCTTGTTGTGGAGATTCTTTAAACTGCCAAATATAATATCTTGTCTTAGCAGTTATGACATTCGTGTATTGTTCTGGAAAGACAACTGTGTCTCCGTGTGCTACAAGTTTTGTAGGCTTATCAAATGCATAAAAGTGTATGTTGTATTCTTTATCCGGTATTGGACTTAAGCCAAACTTTCTAGCATCAGGTGATTTAATTACAAACTTAGGCTCACCATATGATTGTGACCCTGCATCGTCTGCGTTTTCACTGTCTCTGTAATATCTTTTCCAATCAGCTAAGTTTAAAAACTTTAAGCCTTTAGAGACAAAAGGAGCTGATTCACCACTAACGTTAATTGTGGTTAAATAAAAATCATCCCAGTCTATCGAAGCGTAATCATCTGAAATGCTTGAGCTACTAGCTTTTAGTTCGTACCATCTAGTACCTGCTGTTGTAGCTACGGTCACGTTTCCATAGAACGGGTCAGTTGCACCACTTTCACCTGCTGTGAAAAATGGTAACTGGGGTTCTTCATTTGCTATATCAAATATAGACTTGTTGATGGCATCCTTAGTAAACTGCTGAAGTCCTACAGCACTTGCAAAGTTTGCAGAAGTAAGAGGTATCTCATTGAGTTCTCTTAGTACTTCGTTAGTTAAATCTAGGTATGTTGTTGCCATTATTTCTTATGAGTTTTTTGAATTGGAAAGTTTGCTTCTAAACTAGCACCTTTATGCTTGACAAACTTACCAGTATGTTTCATTAGTTTATAACCACCTTTGGGTTGTTTCATCCAATGGTGTCCTTTAGGTGCTTTAACTTTCATTACTTAGGCATACACTTAGGCATTTCACCAGACTTATATTCTGGTTGAGTACCTTTAGTAGCTTTACCACCATAGTTATATTCACGTCTAGCATGTTTGTTACCATCGTGTCCTACTGGTCCACCGTGTTTGTATCCATCTTTCATTTTTTTCATAATTATTTCCTATAAAAAGAGGAGGAGTCCGAAGACTCCCCCAAGTTTGGTATTAGTCAATACCGTAGAAAGCACCTACAATTGCTTCGTCTCTTAGTACTTTCGCACCATAGACATGCAATCCTCTAACGATATCACCGAAAGAACTAGGGTCTCTAAGGACCTCAGTTGAGATGATAGTTTGAGCAGTAGCTGTAGATGAGATGTGTCCAGCCAAACATTTACCAGCAGCATTAGATGTTGCAGCAATATTGTTTGATTTGTACATATCAAATCCACGTAGTTTTCCACTTGATACTAAACCATTTCTAATTGAACCTTGACCTGCGTTGAAGTCTAC